ATGGAGCGTACCGGATATATCCCGCCAGTGGAGGCAGAAAAAGCGTATTACGCTTCACTGAACAACCGGGATGTGGCAGCCTGAGCACTCAGGCAAAATACTCTCCAGGAAAACCGGAGCGGTTCAGATCGATGGGTTTATTCTGGAGCAAACCAAGATTGGCCGCAGTTGATGGACAGATTCCGAGAAGATTGGGTAAGCCAGAAAGTTTGCACAATCGTTCCACAGGATATGTGTCGTGAATGGCGTAAGATCAGCACTCAGGAAGGTATAGAAGCGGATAAAGAGTTTGAGCTGCGTAAGTTGTTTAGACTTGGGTATCAATGGGCAAGACTGTATGGAACGTCATTCCTCCTACTTGATCTTAAAGGTGCTGGCTCATTAAGTACCCCCTTGAGACTAAAGCGGCTAAAACCAGGCTGCATCAAATCATTCCAAATTGTAGACAGAACACGAATGGTTCCAATGGGTAGTATTGTTATGGACGCTCTTAGTCCTCATTATGGTATGCCTGAATATTACCAGCTCGTAAACTGTCCTCAGAAAATTCATTACTCGCGTTTAATCCGATTTGAGGCTACAGAGCTACCACTATTTCAACTTCAACGTAACCAGTGGTATTCCGATTCAGTCTTAATCCCATTACGCAAAACAATTGACCAGTATTTCACTACTGCTGCCGCTGCCTCTCAGTTGAGTCAGGAAGCAACTATGGATGTGGTCACTGTTCAGGGGCTGCAAGGTTTAATGACCAGCCCAGAGGGGGAGCAAGCTGTACTAAAACGCTTCCGTGTAATGAAGCAGATTAAGTCCATATACAACGCCATTATTTTGGATGAAACAGAAGAGTACGAAACTAAATCTATCGCACTATCCGGTGTGAAAGATTTAATCTGGGAATATCTGAAAATAGTCGCTGCTGCTGTTGGCATTCCTGCAACACGTTTTTTATCAGCATCGCCTGATGGAATGAATGCTACTGGTGAGTCTGACTTAGTAAACTACATTGACCTACTTAAAGGTCTTCAAACTTATATCTTTGACCCTCGTTTGAAATTAATAGATGAAATCATACAAGCTCATTATAACCTCCCTAAGTGGAAATATGAGTGGAATTCCATCTTCCCAGAATCCAACGTTGACCGGGCAAAACGTGCAAAAGATACATGTAATGCGCTCACGGAACTTGTGACTACAGGAATCATTACTATTGATGATGCCAATAAAGTAGTGAGAAGAGAGAAGATATTTGGTGAAGTAGAAATTGGTAATGCGCCTGCTAAACCTTTGGAATCAAAAGTACAAAGCTCAATAAAAAAAATTAATAATAAACGGAGCGTTAATGCTTAATAAAGTTAAGCTCCCATTATTCGTTGACATTCAGTTGTTCGATGAAGATGATATAAGTGAAGAGTTGCTTTCTATTGGTGACCGTCACTCTATCCCGTCGCAACGAATTCTACGTGATAGTGGTGAGTTAATTGCACCATGCACAATTGCTCGTACTGGCGTGATGCTGTATCGGGCAAGGGATTTGGGCAGTCTGTTTGCTGACCGTGACCCGATGGATGTAATTAAGGTTATGACTACAGCAGAAGAGTTATTCGCCGCTGACAGTCTGGAATCCTACCGTTCTTGCCCCATCACTCTTAATCATCCCCGTGACGCGAAGGGTGCCCAGGTTGATGTTGACCTCACTAACAACAAAGCACTACAGAAAGGTATGCTTGAGGGTATGCCATTCCGTGATGCTGATGATTGTCTCGCTGGCAACATCGTTGTTAATGACGAAGATACGATCACTCTTGTCGATGATGGCTATGACCAACTCAGCTCAGGGCATAAGTGCCGTCTGATTCGAGTTAAAGGTAAAGATTGGGATGCTGAGAAAACTGCTATTCGAGCAAACCATATTGCCATCGTTCAGAAAGGCCGAGCTGGTAATGCACGAATTGCTGATGAAGATAACATGGAGGAAATCCTTGAATTAGATAATAACTATTCAAGTGAGAGTAATTCATCTTCTACCTTGAGTGTTGACAGTACAAATAAAACTACTGTTATCTCGGAGACTACTACCCACACTACCGATGTTACTGTACTACAAGCAAAATATGACGAGCTATATACTCGATATAATGCGCTAGTGGTTAAGTATGGTACTTCAGAAGAAGCATTGGGCGACTCAAAAGAAAGCATTGCAGCTCTACAAGTACAGCTCTCTGATGCTGCCTCAACAATCTCTGGCCTTCATACCCAGTTGGCAAATGAGAAGTCTAAAAACTTGTCAGATGCAGAAATTGAAATCCGTGTTCAAAAGTGCGCGACAGGTCGTCTGAAATTGCTAACCCAAATCGCGAAGCTAGGTGATGATTTTGAAGAGTTAGAAATCGAAGGTAAGAAAGATGTTGATATCAAACGTGCTGTGTTAGGCCGCTTATATGATAGCGACTTCTCCAGCAAGACAGATCTCTATGTGGATGCTCGCTTTGATGCTGCACTAGAAGATTCAGGGGAGGTGACACTCTCAGATGCGCTTTCGTATTCAATGCTGAATACAAAGACTGAAGTAAATAAAGGCCATGTTAACCAAGCCGAAGAAGCTAAGAAACGTCGCCGCGAACGGTATAACAAATAAGAACAATAAAATGCCAAAGCAAGATTTTAATATTAATACCAAATCAGCTTATGCTGGGGAACTGTATGGTATCACCATTACAAACTCTCAGCGTAATACATATCTAGCTAATACTGATGGTAAAATCCAGTATGGTTACGCAGTTAAAAGTGTAGGTGGCCGTAGGGCTGATGTGGGGGTGGATAGTAATGGCTTAATTGCTGGTATTGTACTGCGCTCCCTAAACAATGAACAGGCAAAGCGCCCTGGCGATGGAACTGTTTATTTCCGAGCCAATGATGCAATGTCTGTGGTCGAAGAAGGTTACGTTGTTGTTGACTGCGCAAATGCTACTGCCGGTGGTAAAGTTTATGTTGCCACTGATGGGTCTCTCAGCGCTGACGCAACTGGTACTACAGAAGCTACCAACGCTCGATTCTACATTGATTCTGACGAATTCGGGATGGCTGTTATCTGGGTGGAAAACTACCTGGGAAAAACGGTAGCGGCAGCGTAAAGCCTACGGTCAAATCAGCCACTATCTCAGTTACACCGACGACAGCAAAAGCCGGTACTCCATACACTGGTGTTGCGACAATTGTGTGTGACCCAGCACGTACTGCTGATAGTGGTTTTGAAATTGATGTTTTACTAACAGGTTCAAGTGACGGATTTACCATGATTCAAGATGGCAACGTTGCGAATATCAGTGGTACACCAGCTCTAGTTGGCACCTGTAATGTGACCTGTACTGTGAAAGACTCGAACGGGAATTCAGTGAATGCCACAGCAGCGACCATTGAGGTATCTGAAACTGTTCCAGAATAAGTAAAACCTGCCGCGATATAAATCCAGATTAGTAATTAATTCCGTGAAATACGGTTATAAGAATATACCTAGGAAATAACAATAATAAATGCCTAAATTAGTAACGTTGGCTGATTCAGATTATGAACGTCTAAATCGTTTTGGTCTTGATCTTGAGACTCCAAGTGTAGAGCTGTGTGATGCAATTCTTGCAATCCAGGGTTCTGCGAAAATTACAATGTCAGATGCTGATGGCATCTTCTTCCAGCGCCAGCTCGAATATATTGAGCAGCAAAGTTACGATGTTGTCTACCCAGACTTGGAAGCTCGTGATTGCTTTGGTGTTGATACTTCAGGTGGCGCGGGGGTAACGACTCTGACCTACCGTAGCTATGATCATGTAGGGAAAGCACAGGTAATTAACGCTCGTGCGACGGACCTACCGAAATCCAGTATCTCCGGTAAAGAATATTCCATGAATGTTAAGTCTGTAGGCACTGCCTACGATTATGATATTGATGAAGTTGCCGCTGCTGCTGTAACAGGTATGCCTCTCGAAGCTCGTAAGATTATGGCTGCAACTCGTGGCTATGAACAGTACGTAAACTCTACCGTTTGGTATGGTGATGATGTAGCTGGAATCGAAGGTTTCTTCCAGAATGAAGATATCACCAAAGGTACTGTTGCCGCAGGTGACTCAGGCAAAACCACATGGGCTGACAAAACTCCAGCTGAAAAATTGGAAGATTTGAACACGGCTACTTCTAACATGTTTGTATCCACCAAGAAGATCATGAAGCCGTCTCAAGTGTGGTTGCCAGCAGGTCAGTGGACTGATATCTCCGCTACTCCACGTAGTGATAACAGCGATAAGACTATTCTCCAGTATTTCGTTGAGAACAACCCATTTGGCATCACTCGGGAAAATGTACGCCCTCTGAATGCAATTGCCGGGCAAGGAACTTCAGGTTCTGATGTACTGATTGTAAAAGCAGATACAGCTAACGGTGTTAAAACTGCCCGTATCCGTGAGCCTCTTCCACTGGAGTGGTTGCCGGTACAGTTACATGGTTTGGTGTATGAATCTCCAGGCCGTGGTCGCTTTGCTGGCCTACAGATTATGTACCCAGCAGCATTCGCAGTTTACTCTGGCATCTAATTCGTAATGGGCCGATAAAGGCCCATTATTGGAGAACTATCTTTGAAAATTAAAAACAACACAAAAGCTAACTTTCAGTTTAATGTGCGCATGAATCCTGGCGAAACTGTTACACAGGTCAATCAATTTGGTAATGAAGTAACAGTTGCAGCAAAACCTGATATCCAATTAGTCCATATCCCATCAGGTGCAACAGTTATACTTGATGATAAAATCTATGATGCGCTAATGGCAGCTAAGACGACAGTTTATGGGTATGAAGATGTTGTCGAAGATATTGAAGATGCGGATATCTTAATGGGTAAAAGTAAACTCAAAGTCAAATCCCGCATCCAAACTGGTGAGAGCAAAGAAGTAAGCTTGTTTGAACTTGCAATCAATAACAATGAAATTATCGTTATTGATAAACAGCCAATTGAAGAAATACCGATTGATGCTATGGAAGCATTTCTAACTAATAAAGGAATTACTCTTGCCGAAGGTATGTCAACCCAGCAGATTGAAGATCTTTATTATAAATTAAAATAATGCTAACATTTACTACTTTCAAATTGCGATTTCCTGAGTTCTCGGATATTGATGAATCCAGGTTCAATCTATTCCAAGAAGATGCCGTTTTGATCATGGGCGCAAATGAACTCAGATGGCTGGCATATTATGACGTTGCCCAGGCAAATCTTATTTCCCACTTCCTTATTATCAATGAAGCTCAATCTCTGGGGGATTCTAACTCATCAGGCCCCATTAAAAGAACTGATGTTGATGATGTGCAGGTTGAATATGCCACTTCTTCAGCCGGTGCCGCAGTTGGTGTAGATGCGGATTTGAATAGCACCAGTTATGGGCAAGCATACTGCCGCTGGCGTCGAATGGCATTTGCAGGGCCAAGGGTGGTTTGACTAAAATTGATTAATCAAAGAAGGGCTTTCAATAGGCATACTACAACTAAAGCAAAGATAGCTGTCTGGATACCTGGGGAGTATGATGCTTCAAATATGTACATTGGTGAATCATATGGAAAATATAAAAATTTTACATGTACACCCATAGCTTTTGGGGACCGTGACTCAGGAATAACAGGAAAGCAGCTTAAGGCTACAGAAGTGGGTGAACGTCAACCTGCTTATATGCAATTTCATTCACGTACACCTATGCCTATGAAGTCAATAATTAGTATTTATGGTGTGAAATATAAGGTCACAGAAATTGCCGAGTATGCAGCAGCTGGGTTTCATAAAGTTATCGCAGCAAGGATAAATGACACATAGATATTCAAACCAAAGAACTTTTGGGTATGATGCAGATTGTTGATGTTGCCGTTCGTAAAGAGCGGTTTACCTACCCTATGTACCTCAATGCGCCACGTCCACCGAATGACAGCTACGCAGCAGTAAGATGCCGAAGAAGTATCAATCCCGGATTCGATGAAAGGAAAATCATCACAAATCCAGAAGGGGGATTGTTATTTAAAACCGTTGGAATACGTGTTCTGACCTTCGACATATTGTTCGTAAAGGAAGGGCAAGACGATGTTGAATTCGATAACTCGTTTTATCGGCCTGACGTTAAGCTTGTGATGAGGAAACATGGATTTGCAGCCCTGAATAAATATCCTACAGATTTAAAAAACATAAATCTCGAATCTAATTGGGAAATTCGAAGAGGAATTACTTGCGAATTTAATGTAATTAGATCTCAAGAACAACCTATTGATCAAATGTCTAATGCAGATGTATCAGGTATTTTTATCGATGGGGACAGAAAATATAATACCTACAATAATTAGAGGGTTTTAATGACAATCCCTGTTTCATCCTTGATTGATGTGACTATTGCTATTTCACCGAATGCAATAGGAACGAATGGGTATGGCCCACTATTGTTCGCATCTCAAGAATTTAAACCTGCGGCTGATGAACTACCAATCCAAATTTTTAACAGTATGGACGAGGTAGAGTCTAAGTATCCCTCAGGTGAAGTTTATAATGCAGCAACAACTTATTACTCTCAACGGCCTAAACCCAAAACATTCATAGCGTGTGCAGTAGGTGATATCGGTTCTGATGCAACGGCTGCAACTCTAGTTGGTAGGGCTGCAACCTTAGATAATCTAACTGGTATTACTAGCGGCTCGCTGACACTTAAAGTTTCTGGTGTTGAAGTTTCTGTTTCAGATATTGACTTATCCGGGTGTGATGATTTGGATGAAGTCCTCGCCGCTATTGGCGATCAGTTGCCTGGTACAGTTAAATTAGAGCAGGCTGACGGCGTGTACACCATTTCAACTGTTGCTAAAGGCTCTACTGCCACGCTCAGCTATTGTGATTCAAGCTCATTAGCTGATGCTCTTGGTCTAACGATTCAAGGCGGTACTCTTACAAATGGTTCAGATGGCACCACTATCACCTCATACCTCACTAGTGCGCTGAATGCTGGAACATTCTTTTACTTTGTAGCTCTAGATCGCAAGTTCCGTGACACCGAGGTAATGATCGAGGCCGCAAGATGGTGCGAAGCCAATAGCAAATATTTTGGGTATGCATCCAGTGATGCCAATATGTTGATTGGTGGCGCAGATTCTCAAGCTAAAGATATTGTCGCGTCTAATTTGATGCGAACTCAAATCAACTACTGCGCAAAAGATACGGATTATTTAGAAGTATCTGCAATTGCTCGCTTATCTACAGTCAATTTTAATCAGAGCAATTCTGCTATCACTTTAGCCTATAAAGATATGCCGGGTGTTACTATTGCGAACATCGATTCATCACAGTTAAGTGCACTGGAGAGTATTAATGCCAATGCTTTTATGTCTGTAGGTGGCGTGGGTATTTATTATGATGGTCGTATGGCTAATGGCACTTGGGCCGATACAGTTCAAGGTGTTGATTGGTTGCAGAATCAAGTTCAAACAAATTTGTTTAATCTGTTCTACCAAACCCAGACAAAAGTACCATTTACTGATACTGGTATATCTATGGTTAATCAAGCCGTCGCTAAAGCACTACAGCTAGCTGTGACTAATGGGTTAATTGGTCCAGGATATGACAGCGAGGGCAATTTTTATCCGAAAGGGTATAAAGTTATCTCCACTTCAATTGAGGATTTACTTGAAGAGAAAGGCGCTCGTGTTTGGCAAGGTACTTCATTTGTTGCTATTGGTACTGGTGCTTTGCAAGGTGTAGCTATTAACGGAACTTTCACTCAATAATAAGAAGAACAAAGAAAATTAATGAAGCAGTATTCATTTTATGACGTCGATATGCTTATTGACGGCTCCCCTGTGGAAGGTTTCCCAACTTCTAATGCAATTATAACAGCAGGACGCAACTCTGCCCAACATCTTCCGGTGGTTGATGCAAGAGGTAAATTAGTGGTTGCGACTTCGGCAGACCAAACAGGGCTATTCGCATTCCCATTATTAATGACTTCTGACTGGAATGAAATCCTATACGCCAAAGCGCAACTTACTCAAGCTACGGGTTTATCTGGGAATAAATCTCTTTGGACCCCAATGCAGATTCAGCTAGTAGACAAAATGGGTGATGTATTGGTTGAGGGAGTTAATGGCTTTATTATCAAACAGCCAAATATCACTCGTGGTGTAGGTATTAGTCAGAATATGTGGTCAATCTACGTTGAACGAATTTATACCACGACTGGCAATTATCCAGAAATTGGTGTGTAACTATTTAATGGAGTTGTAAATTAATGTCTTGTAAAACTAAGTCTTGTACTTTCAATAACATTGAGGGTGATGATGTTGCTATTTTTGTTCGGCAGTTACCAGCAACAAAGGCTTTGGATTTGCAAATTGAATTACTTAATGTTATGGGAACAGAAGTGTTCCCATTCATTCATGGTGAATTTAATTTCAGTAACATCCTTAGGGTGATGGCTGCATCATCACACACACAGCTATCTGATATAGTTAAGCGCGTCGTTTGCTTTGCTAACAAAGATGGTAAGGAAGTAAAGTCAGCATTATTTGACACCGAATATAACGGTGATTTGATGCTTATCTGGAAGGTATTTGCTTTCGTATGTGAAGTGAACTTCAAAGATTTTTTCAGGCAAGGGCTAGAAATGAACGCCCAGAACAAATCGGAGGGGGAAACCCCATCGAGTACGGAAGAGCAGAAGTAAGTCCCGTCGAGGATTTGTCCTCTCAATTTCCTGATATTAAGTATTTTCTCCATCGACCTCTTATTGATGCGACAGATCTTTGTACCCTTCGTGAATTGCAGGATGGCACATATTCTATTGATGATGTAGCTATGTTTCACGACATCCTTGATTTACGGAAAAAGATGAAGCCTACAGAGGAAGATAAAATCCAATAAGGTTTCTAAATAAAATGTCTCATGATTTGGCTTCGTTAATGAAGATGGGTGTAAGTGACCTAGCAGAATTAGCTATCAAGTACGATGCACCTATGTCCACCAATATGGGCAAGAAAGAATTAGCACGTGAGGTTTATAGGGCTTACGGGGCATATGAAGCAACGCAATTTAACCAATTGCTTGAAGAGGAAAATGTCTGGACTGATTCTAGTGGTGAGGAAAAGACCTTACTTTCTGGTCATTCATTTATGCAAATGAATGGGGCGGATAAATTGATGCCACATGAAATTGCGACCGATCTAATGTCTCATGAGTCTGCTGCTAGCGCCTTTGCTTTTGCATATAAACATTCAGGCGAGAAGATTCATAATGATATTCTCGTATCGTTAAGGCAAGCAGGTGTTGACCCTGGAGACGTATACGGACAACTATCAAATGAATATAGAAATTCGTCATACGTCCCACTCCCAAGAGAGCTTAAAAGTGTACTAAATAAGTTTGAAGGTTATAGCTCAGGTAATAGTGGTGGCCTAGATATTCTGGGTGGCATGGCTGGCTACTACGATGGGAATGATGAAAAGCTCATGGGGGAATTTACAACCCCAAAGCAACTAGGTGGGCTGCAAATTCAGCAAGCTTTAGAAGCCGTAGCCGCTTCATATGTTAATCGTGCTAGCTATGCAGCAGACGATCTATACAATCATGATGTTGCGAGTTTTAGTCGTCGAATGCAGGCGGGCCTGGGTGAAAGTATCCAAAGCATTGCATCTCAGATAGCTATTGAAAAGCAAGCTGGGAAGGATGCTTACACTAGTTATGCTGATATTCTTCCTCAAGGTCTCGGGGATAAGAGGTTATCTGGGATTATTGGGGCTAGGCTTCCAGAACCAGATGTAATGAAGCAAGTTCGAAAGAATATGCGTGGTGTTGCAGCAGTTTATGGTTACGGTAGTGCTTCTACTAATCAGGCGGGGGTAACTGGTCTTGGTATAGGTCGAAAACCTGATGAGCGTCTCAATGCCATAAATGAGTTAACTCTTCAACATGCTGATGAACCAGATTACATGGCCGAGGGTAACAGGGGGGCGGAATCTGCGTTATCCCTTGCATTGCGAGAACAAGACGACACTGCTCCCCCAGAAGGTAGCGCTGCGTTTATTGGGCCATTGCCGCGAAGTAGACAACTCCTCGTACCCCCGGCCCCAGCTCCACAGTTTGCTCCAGAAATGGAGTTTGGCAGACCCCCAGCATTAACTTCTAGCACTAATGGCATTACTTTTCACTCTGTGAACCAGAACTCAGCAGAATGGGATAATCTGCGCTCCGAACACGTTACGGCATCAATGGCTGGTGCCTTGTTGGGAAATAATAAATACTCTGACCCACTTGCAGCAGTATTCCAATCTGTAGGCTTCAATCCATTTGGTATTGAAAATATACACAACCAGCATTTTAAGCGTGGGCATAGGTTAGAGGAGATTGGGAGGGCAAAGTACGCAGCGGAGTTTGGGCATCGTGTTGACCAAGTTGGTTTTGTTACTAATGACAAATATCCTGGCTTAGGAGTTTCTCCTGATGGTTTAATTGGGGATGATGGATTAGTGGAGTTTAAAGCTCCGGCTGCAAACAGATTCTTCGACCCATTGAAGAAGCCTGAATATCTAGATCAGGTTCAAATGCAGATGGCAGTCACAGGAAGAAAGTGGACTGATTTAACGCAAGTTGGTGAGAACTACGGAAACGACGGTAAAGCGTATCAGTGGCTGGGGAGAGTAGACCGCATTCATGCAGACCCGAAATGGGCTGAGCAGAACGCGGGCCGACTGCAAGATATGGGCGCGATGATTCAAGAAGGCCGCACGCTTATGGGGGCAGTTGAATCTGGCTCCATGTCCAAAGATGAGTTCATCGATGTAATGTCTAAGGCTGTTGCCAAAGGTAACGTCGAAGGTGTACAAATTCTTCGTGACCGAGCAGCGGGCAGTGCTCCAAACCTGGGGGGAAGGACAGAGCAACTTTCTCCGAACCATCAGTACCAAGGTGGTACAAACAGACGTATACAAGGTGAGGTTGTTCCTTACAGTGGGGGTGGAAGCAACGGTGGAAATTCCCCAAACTGGAGCGAACCCATCAATGATAAATTCCATGAAGAAGATGCCGATTTTGATGATGTGTTGAGGCAAAATACAGCACAAGAAACTAAAGACATACTTCGTGAATTTAATCAGTCAGAGGAAGAACAAGCCCGTGCTGTAAAAGCAGAGGCAAGAGCTGCACGTAATGACAATGTAAAGAGGCTTACTCGCGCCATAGATGGTGGTGGCTCATTTGCTGACAAGGCGATAAATGTTCTCTCCTTTATACAACCAGAAATAGGTTTGCCCCTTAAGCTTGGTAAAACTGTCCTTGATGGTGCTATCGAAGCCGCTGACATGTTCAATGAGGAGTTTGGGAGTGCTCAAGATGTAGGCATTGAAAATACTTCAGCGTACACCACGTCAAAGCGTAACCTAGAAACTCTTGGCCTGAATGCATCTCAAGCTAAAGCGACAACCGATACTATCGGCGGGGCTGCTGCCTTGTTGGCAGCTGGTGACCCTAGTGCTGCTGCTCATATAGTTACAGGTACGCGTGGGTTAATCTCTCTGGAGGATATCCGCAGCACCACGAATCCATCTGATTTAGCAGATTTGGCTGCCCAGCGCGCACGAGAACAAGGTTTAACTCAACAAGAGTACGCTGGCCGAGCAATGCTGGCTGGGCTACCCATTGGGCGACTGTATAACGAATCTGCTGAAGCAGTTACTGCAACGACTGAAAATGATAGAAAGATCATGTCTGGAGACGATGCTTACCTCGCATTGCAATCTAACTCAAGGCTGCGTACAGCTCGAGTAGAATCAGACTTAGGTTATTATGCCCTCTCGCATGGTGAGCAACTCTTCAGTTCTGATGCAGTAGATGGCTTAACAAAGGCTATCGATAAAGGTCAAGAACTCATCAATGGTGTTGCCGGTGGAGCAGAGACTGGCATTAAAGATGCTTACCACTTTGCAAGTGGTTCTGTTGAATCTGGCCTAAATCCAAATGCTGTTAACACTCAAGGAAGTTCGGCACGGGGTCTTTATCAGGTACTAAAAGGTACTGCTCATGACCCCGGTTTTGGAATAGCCCCAATACAAAACGAAAGCTTCGACGAATACAATCGTGTTGGGGAGCAACTACTTGACCATTATGTAGATCATTACAAAGGTAATGGTGATAAAGCTGCTATGGCTGTTCGCAGGGGCCAGGGGTTTGTTGATGAGCTTGTTGATAAATATGGTGATAAGTGGCAACAACATTTAACTCCTGATTTACAGGGATACCTACATAAATGGGACCAAGCTTATGACCAGGCTATTAAAAACTCGTCAATGGGTGCTAATTCATTTGGTCATACAAATTATGGCTCGACAAGTGGTAATGGCGTGGGTAACCTTAAAGTAGACGTGACTATTCATGGTGATGATGCTACTGCAAAAGTTAGCGTGAATAATAAAGCGATTAAATCAAAACGCGTCAAAATAGGGTCGTTAGGTCAAGTTAATACTGTTGTGTCCTAGAGGGAAACTAATGAGTAATTTCAGAAAGATAACTGCTGTCTTAAGTTTTATGGCATTAATTGTATCTAATGTTTGTTTCGCTAAATCAACCCCCAAAAATGAGTTGCTGGGGAAAGAAATAGATAAACGGTGCCATATGTACATGAGAGATATTGAATCAAGAAATGAACTCCCCAAAGGTGAGCTAATGATGGTCGGTGGAAATGATGTTATTGTTTCTTGTGTAGTGGACTACGTGCTCCCTGGATCTACTGGAATCGATACTCACTCAACATTTCATATCATAGGTAATTTTAAAAACCAGACTTATGAAGTTCAAGAGCAATAAACTATAAACTACAAGTGAGTACCTAATTTGTGGAAAAGGCAAGTATCACTGGATATAGCCGATGATGCTGGTCAGGTAAGGCTCACCTTTTCGAAACATCGTATTGATTTTGAATACCAGTCTTCGATTGGGTGGGCTAATGACCGTTGCATCATTTCTATATACAACTTAAGTGAAGATGAAATAAAAGCACTACAAAGCAGAAAGTCTGGATTCCTCAGTTGTACGATTAAAGCTGGGTATAAAGATACTACGGGGTTGGTTGACTACCTTACTAACAGTGATGCCCCTACGCAAACAATATGTGTAGGAACTATAACAAACGCATTATCCTGCAAGATTCCCCCTGACAATATTACTAAGTTATATATCATTCCAGAAAATGTGTACAAATGGACTAAGGTGGATATCAATTATGGTATTAGAGTTAACTCCTTAATCACCCCAGGGGACACGCTTGAACGGGTATTCCAGAATCTCGGAATACAAGTGGGGATGTCTTTTAGGTATTTTGGTATCCCTGATGAAATACTAAAATATAAATTTAATCGGGGTAGGTCTTTTCATAAAACATTGGTGGATGAACTACAAAATCTTTGCGAAGAATTTAATTTGACATTTTGTTTAAGGCCGAATTTTGTAGAGATATACCCATCAAATGTGGGTTCGATACCTTCAATACGTGACATACTGAAAGACACTAAAACTATAGAGATAACCCCTCGAATGGTGATAGGGCAACCAGTAGCTACGGTTTCCCAAATTGCGCTATCACTAAACCTAAATGCGTCCATCCAATCAGGGATGATTATTGACGTGTCAAAACTTATTGACCCAACAGGTAGTAAAGTTGGTTTGGGGTACATGCAGTACAATGATGGTTGGGACCTTACGATTGATGCGACCCGTGTAGCTCTTGGGCTTTCAAATACCTATCAGATACAAACACTGGTGCATCACGGTTCTACCCACGCGCCTGAATTTCAAACTGATATTGCAGGGGTGTATGGGGTTGGTAACTCTATGGATTTAACATCAGACTTCAAAGATTGGTATTCAGATGCATTTCAGGCTGAGAACTATATGCACCAACCTGGTTCGGCGTGGTAACTTTGGCATTAGTTGGGTGTGAGGCTGGTGAGCCTTCGAATGATTCAAACCTAATAAAAAAATTCCCAGTGCTGATACACTGGGATAAACATTAAAACTTCGGTAGAAGTTAATTAAGGTAATTCCTGTCAATGTTAGGTAGTAAATACCTGTAGCATTTCTCACGAGATATGCACAAACATAATGAGTCATGTGCCTTCCTTTATAATAAATCAAGAGAAGGTTTCTCCATATCTCTTGACTAAGAGCATTAAGCTGGTGTTCTCGCTAGCCGCCTTAGTCAATTGCTGGATACCTGAAGCATCCAGCAGACTCCAAAGTAATGTCACATAACTATAAGGTTGAAAACATGAGCAAGATCAAATGGGCGTGGGTTTAAGTAGTATCACTGATATAGGTGAATCTGTTTCATCAAAATTCAACTACGGGTTAAATCCCTCGTTAATAATGTGGGAAGCTGAAGAGGGCGGAACATACGATAACCCTGATGTAGAAGATGAAACTTCTGGTGATAATTCAGTAAAAGACCCCGCAGATGCTGCCAGCTCAGCAAAGACTTTTCATACATATAAATTTGATGCTGTTGCAAGAGAAGAACATTCAGCGATGGCTGAAATTACTAAGCTTCCAGTATCAAGCGGGTTCATTGTTTCTGACCACTCAATAAAGAGAAATCGTGTACTCAAACTCGCAGTATGCACAGCTAACATGGTTAACGAAACCTTGTGGGTTGGAACTGTTGCTGGGGCAATTGGTGCTGTAGGTGATGTCGCTTCAATTCCTCTTCTAAGCCTGGTCGGTAGTGCTACGGCATTAGCGCAAACAATGTTCGAGACAGAAGACAGGGTTGCGAATGCTTATAAGCTGTTCTCACAGCTAATGGCTGATGGCACACGGTTGTATGTTAATACCATCCTGGGGCCATACAGTAACTGTGTTGTTACTGGTATTGAAGTCGTACAAGATTCGAATACTTCAACTATTTTTGCTGCTGAAATTACTATGGAGGAATTGCAAGTGGTAGAGCCATCAGAAACAGATTTAGCTGCAAGGAGCATTTTAACAAATCAAACTGACTATTCTCAGTTTGTTAGTATTGCTGAATCATATGGCCTGTATTTCTTAGGGCAAGCTGTATGAGTGTGTTAATTGAAAAATTAATCAATATTTCAAATAGTGGGGTAGATGTTTCTCCATATATATATACTATTCCAATCAACGCTTCGAGAGGGACAGTTTTCTTTTATAGGAATGTTGATGTTACCATATCTAAAATTTATGCAAATACAATTTTAAATTGTTACATGATTAATATAGAGTGGGGTAGTGAAGGTATCTATGGCATACCAATTAATGCCGGAGTAAATCTAACTGAGCAATATCAGCAATGTCCTATTAGCAATTTATACGCAACAGATGTTAAAAATATAGGTGGCGAGATAAGGGATTACACTTCGCTTCAACTAATAACGATAGATGAAGAAGCATTAGATGGATAATGAAATTAACACCTCTTACCCTGGCTTTATCTACAATTTTAACCCTACTAATCAAACAGCAGAAGTACAACTTGCAATCGAGACATTATCCATTGGGTTAGATAAAGGTTTTACTCTTACAGAGAAAGCTCGTTTAAAAATGGTTCCTGTTCATTTTGCTCGGGGAGGTGGGTGGTCATTAACATTCCCCATCCCGGATGGAACTCCATGCTATGTGCAGTTTGCACAGCGCGGGATTGATCATTGGCTAGTGGAGGGGAAGGACAAAGCAGGGTTTCTTGGAAACATACCAGCACCAGAATTTCGACGTCATTACTCCATTAACAGTGCAGTTGCGACTGTGGGAATCACCCCTGTAACAGAGGCCATCGAGAGCTTCGCAACGGATGGTGTTGAGCTTCGGAATAAAGAACATGATCAAATCATCTCGCTTAAGGGGGATGGTTCAATCAATATCGTTTCCGGGAGTACAACGATTGTCGTGAAGAAGGATGGGGACATAACAACTACAACATCCGGTAAGACAACTATCAAAGCTGATTCAGGAATTATTCTCGATGGGGAAACCCAAGTGACAAAGACGCTTACGGTTGTAGGGGCGTCTAACCTAAATGGTGGAGTAAACGCCAAAGGTGGTGGTGGTGCTACTATGAGTATTGAAGGACAGATGCAGATCAGTGGACCAATCAACGATGTTCAAATCGAGTCACATGGACACCCATATGACTGGACAGATAGTGGTGGTAATAGTGTAACATCAGTCCCCAACCCTGTTTAGTTAGTAGCTGGAATGGCTGTGGATGATTTCTTAGACGGATTGCGTAAGTGGAAAAAGACATTGGGTTTAAAAGACTCAATCGAGAATACTCTTTCACCAACCTTTGAAGTTGGAGCAGAGTATTTGGGTAAATCATTCACCAATGCAGGTAAAGCTTTCTGTTCAACACAGACCTACAAGTCTGTTCTCGACGATACGGGGAAAACCCTCCTCGTTTGCAATGAAACAGGGGAGGCTTTCTTTGGTGATATTATCCCTGATTTACCTGAGCTAGAAAAGTCTAAGCCAAATGAGAAAAATAAAGCTGCCGATACTGAAGATCACATCAATAAATTACTAAGGTCATACAACTCTTCAAGGTATAAAAGATTTTAGTGATTTACCATTTTAATTATAATAAATGTCAAAAAATTTAAAACTCGACTCTAACTGGGACATTATTATTGGCCGGGGAGCTACACGTACTTCAGGAGTAGAGTACGTCGCTCAACTTGTTAAATCCCGCCTGCTCACTCTACTGGGTGAGTGGCAACAAGACACCAGCCTTGGGCTTGCGTGGTTTGATGGGTTATTGGATAAACGAACAAAGCCATCTGATATTCAGGTGGCAGTATCGAATGTCATTCAATCAACAAAGGGTGTGCGATATGTAAATTACATTAACGTTACACCTGATTATCCATCACGCAAGGTATCTATTGAATTTAGTGCAGAAAGCATATATGGAACATTTTCTGATTTATTAACATATGTCTAATGTAATTTATGGAGTAACGAATCAGGGATTCATACGTAAACCACTGGATGTAATAATTTCTGACCTCAATCAGAAATATAAAACAAAATTTGGTACGGATTTTGACACTTCTCCGGAAAGCCCTGATGGACAGGTTATTGGTATTATCTCTGATGAATTAAATAGCATCTGGGAATTAGCTCAAGCAGCACATAATTCTTATAGGCCAAGTGCTGTTCAAGGGGCGAATTTAGATGCCGTACTGGAGCTAAACCGGGTTGTAAGATACGTCAATGTTCCAAGTAAGGCTACATGCCAATTAGACGGTGATGCTGGCGTATCTGTCCCTGCTGGAAGCATTGTCTCAACTGAAGGTGGGCAACTTCAGTTCACTACCAATGACGATATAATTCTACCTGGTTCAGTTACGGTAACGTGCACAACGCTTGGGGAATTTCCTATCGAAAGCAACTACATCACGAAGGTAGTTACTGAGATTGAAGGTTGGGTAAGCGTAAACAACGTTGATGCTGGTGTAACTGGAATTGAAAAGGAAAGTGATGCCCAGGTTAGGGCTAGACGAGACAAGTCTACGATTATCACTGGAACAAATACAGTTGAATCCTTGTATGACACACTAAGCCCTTTAAATTTATCCTTCATTCGAATAAGAGATAATGACTCAGAAGCTGCGATTGGCGATCAACCACCCGGTTCCTTTCAGGTAGTCGTGTCCGGTGGCACTGATATAGATATAGCTAAGGCGATTTACAGTAAGAAACCTGGTGGCATAAAAGCATACGGGACTACTGTTGTTCAGCTAAAGGATTCTAAAGGTTATCCTCATGACATTGGATTTACCCGCCCTGTAGACACACCTATATACATAACGGTGCAATTTAAAAGGTATGGTGGAAGTAGCAATGATTCTAAGTCTGGAATTATGAATGCTATCATCACGCATATAAATTCCCTCCAGCCAGGCGAACGTGTTATATGGTCAAAGATATTTAAGCCGATACAAGAGGCTGTTCAGCAGATTGAAGTGGATTCATTGTCTATCGGATTGTCAACTGACAATTTGTCCACGGCGACACTAGAGTTAGATATAACACAGAAACCATATTGTGAAGCGGGATTTATTTCTGTGGAGGATGTTACCGATGCAAAGTAATAAGCGTTCGGGAATTGATTTGCTACTTGCACAGTATAGAAACTCCCCCAATTTAATATCCTACATATCTAATGTTCTTGAGGAGTTAGGTTCAGTAAAAACCGTTCTTCAAGATGTTGTAACCAAAAGATACCTCGACAGTTCATTTGGGCAACAAGTTGATGATATCTCAGCAATCGTCGGTACTGCACGTACCATTCCCGGTGCAAATCCTTTGGGATACTTTGGTTTCTATGACAACTCACAAGCTTTGGGGTTAGATGCAGGTCTATTTAAATCTGATGCAGATAAAGACTCTGGTGATCTGGTTCTTACAGATGATGGTTTAAAGGGACGAATCAGGGCTAGGGTAATCAAAACCATGGGAATGTCCTCTATAGAGGATATCTTGGAATACTTAGATAAGCTGGTAGGAAGATCTCTTGATATAGAATTGACGGAAGGCTTTAGAAGTATCGACCTTAAGTACCATGGTGAGTTTGAATACCATGAGCGAGCAGTTGTTGCTGCCGTAATCCGTGATATTAAAGTGACTGGTGTATCTATGACTTTACAAGATGATTCCGGGATTATTGATATTACACCAGACTCATTGGATTTCCCTAACGTATGATGCGACGATTTTTAAAACTTGAGTTACCGGAGTCTTTTACTACTAGACCTGATGTGAAACTCGTATGGGCAAGCAATGCAGTAGATGAGTACTCGGCAAAAGACCCAGATACAGATACGCAGCACCACCTTTTCATTGAGGATAGATATGAATCAATTGGGTGGAAAAGAGGGGAGAAGCCTCCAGAGCAGTGGCAGAATTTTCTGCAACAAATATCTGATGCTAAGTTACAGGACGTAATCTCGACTGGTGTGTTTAGTTGGTTTTCAGATGTAACTTATCCAAAGGGGGCTATAGCAGTCTCTGGTGGCAATCTATATATTTCAGTCATTGATAATAATGTTGGTAATGAATTAGGTAGTGCTTCATCTTGGATGCCAATCTGCTATTTAAATGCCGAAGATTATAATGCTAGCCTCCAGACATTAGTTACTGCATGCAATAACCATATTGATTCGTTATCTACTACCAACCCCCATAATGATAATATCCGTTTCTTCAATGGATATACAATAGAAGAAATTGATGAGATGTTATCTGCTGATGGTGACAACAATATGGCGGCACATGTTCGTAATAAAGGTAATCCACATAATCTAACATGCGAGCAGGTGAATGTTCTTTCAGCTAAAGATGGTGGAGTATTCACTGGTACTGTACGATTTTCTTCGGGTATCCTCATCGGTAGTGCGTGCATCTGCGTAATAAATACAATAAAGAATAAAAATGGAAAATAGACCTACAATTAACAGAGTCTGGTGCTCTTCTGGACAAAATATCCGTGACCCTGGTGATGATAAATACGCCAAAGGGTGGGTTGCAGAAATTCCAACATCAGAAGTTTTTAATTTCCTCCAGAATAAAATCGATAAAACATTTTTAGCAATTGGTGAACGTGGCATTCCTGAATGGGGTAGTGATATTAGCTACAAGTTAGGTGCTTTAGTCTGGAATGAAGCTGATAGCACCATCTATGTTGCATTAGTTGAAAATCCTGATTCTAAAACTTCACCAGATCTTAATTCATCTCAATGGACTAAGAGTGTTGTGCAAATAAGTCGCGTTGAATTCGATGCACTGAATAGCAAAATAACTGAGCATATCTCGCAACTTGGTGAAACAAATCCCCATCAGTTAACCCCTCATGATGTTGGTACTTATACACAACAAGAAATAGATGCAATGTTTTCTGCAAATGACAACACTAATAGTGAACACATTGCAGATATGAATAACCCACATGAAGATACTGCGGAAAAAATTGGTGCGGTTCCTGTTACTGGTGGGACCTACGAAGGAACTATTACAATGGGTAGTGGTGTTACAGAACTGAATGAATCAGGGACAGCTGTGGTAGAAGCGACTGACGAGACTCTTAGTATTACAGTCTCGGGGAGTGGCCTGGGTGTTAGTGCTGAAGGTCAAGGGGGCTTAATTAAGGATGGAATATTTACTCCACTAGGTACAGCAGCGACACACAATGACACTGAATATGTAAAATCAGTTAATGGTCACGCACCAGACACCGCAGGGTCCGTTGCTGTTACATCACAGGATATTTTCAGTGGACAGGCCATCGCTATTCCTGGTGCAGCTGATTTGAATGATTACACTACGCCGGGATTGTATTATCAGAGTGCTAATGTTCAAGCCGCATCCGGGAAAAATTACCCCGAACCTAATGCTGGCACACTTGAAATCTATAAAAATGCGGGCACAACTCAAGTATACCGTACTTACGGCAGCTCTCGTACGTATTCGCGCTCATCATATAATGGTTCATGGTCACCGTGGGGGAAAGTCTACAATACCGAAAATAAACCCACTGCTGCTGATACCGGAGCTGTAGCAAAAACTGGCGATACAATGAGCGGTAATCTTACAGTGCATTCAGATGGCGGAGCTATTATGCTAAAGCCAGTTACTGCTGGCGCAGGTTCATACGTTATCTCTCAAGATTCATCAGGGGTAAATAACTGGTATGTGGGGTACGGTAGTGCCAATACCAACACTCTCAGTGTTACTAATTATAAGACCGGTTCTGCGATGAGTTTTGCGGACACTATTGCAATGAGTAAATCGCTTGGTGTATCAGGAACGGTAACACCAACAAGTTACGCAAACTTTGATGCCAGGTATAACGCAAAGTATCCTACTCTGTTTCGCGTGGGGGCCAGGGTAGAATATGACGGTTCCGACTTTGGAAGCAAAGTCCCACAGGGCGCCGTAAATATTAATAACTACACAAATAATGACGATCGTATTAATGGCGTTGTCTACGCCTACCTACAGTTCAACCTTAATGGCAACTGGGTTAATTTTTCTTGAGGAACTTATGATGAAAAACTTAGGCAAATTTAAATTATATGAACCTGAATCGCCTGATATCCCTGGTGCTAAATATGTCAGAAACGAAGATGGTGTAGATTGGTATTCCCTCGTATGGGATGAAACGCGTATCGCGGGAAATGTATATGTTGGCACCGATGATGAGGGAAGTATTGTCTGCGTTACTGACGATGGTAGTTCCTTGTTCCCTGTTGATATGACGGTATGGGAAATCCCAGCGAACGAGGCACCGAACAACATTCTAACTGAAGGATATGACGCCAAAATTATCGATGGTGTTTACAGCATAGATAGCAATCAGATTCTCAAAGGAAAACAACAGAACCTACTAACAGAAGCGGAGAGGAATATTACCCCTCTGGCACGGGCTGTTAAGTATGGTATGGCGACAGATGATGAAACAGCCAAACTGGAAGCATGGGAAAAGTACAGCGTGCTGGTTAGTAGGGTAAAATTGGGGGACGAGTGGCCGGAAAAACCTGCATAAACGTTGGCGTTACTATCTGAAGGTAACATCCAGTCAGACCGGATTTATTTAATGCAATATCGAATAATAATAATAAAATGAATGATGGCTCAGGGAATCTAGTGACTCATACAGCGGCTGGTGTTACTGCAATTGCTGCCGCGCTAGGCATCTCGACACAAGACATGATATATCTCATTGTCAGTATCTTAGGTTTGATTATCTCCATTGCAAGTTTTGCGTGTAAGCGGGCTGATTCACACAAATACCTTCTTGAAGATAAAAAACGTACAGATGTTTTTGAATCTTTTATCAAGGGGTTGACTGATGAGTCAAATAAAAATACCACAAGTGCTGCACACTCTGCCATTACGGCCCTTAACAAGTTAGAAGAAGTAAGGAATGAATCAAAATCTAAGAAATAAACTCGCAGTATCTATGGTCTCGGCATTAGCTCTTGCCACAGTAATGATTCAGAATTTTGAAGGGGTGAGATACACCCCATATTACGATGTTGGTGGAGTATTGACAGTTTGTTATGGTCATACAGGAACAGATATTATTTTAAGTAAGACTTACACGCACAGTGAGTGTGAACTCATGCTTGAGAATGACTTGAAACCGTTTGCGAATTCTGTCAGGAATGCGGTTAATGTTCCAATGAATAAATACCAGGAGGCAGCTCTAATTTCTTTCAGCTATAACGTGGGGATTAATGCCTTTGAAAAGTCGAGTGTGCTTAGACTTTTAAATGCTGGAGATTATAAAGCTGCATGTGATGGATTGAAAAAATGGGTATACGTCAAAGGGAAAGTCTGGAAAGGTCTAATAAACCGAAGGCAATTGGAACGTGAAGTTTGCTTATGGGGTTGATGTGAGTATTAAAGCAATCATTATATACATCCTATTATCAGTGTTTCTCTCTCTGGGGTTTATTTCTGTCCATTATAAACATCAATATGATCAAGCTGCGAAAGATTTAAAATCTGCTAATAAGCTTCTTATTGAAACTAATAATAAAATGTCAGCTCAGCAAAAGTTATATGATCAACTGTCATACTCTGATGCGGTGCATACTAAGAGGTTGGATGATGAAATATCCCAGAATAATATTTTGCGTGGTAAACTTGCTTCTGGTAGCAGGGTGTTCACAAAAGGAAAATGTGCAACCGCAAGTAAACATGCCAGCAGCAGCCCCTTGGGCAATGTTGCCTCCGTCGAACTCTCTAGAGCTGCTGGACAAAACATTCTCAGTATCCGGGAAGGATTGATTAGAGATAAGGAAAAAATTCTTTATCTGCAAGATTATGCAAAAGCTTGCGTAGCAAGGTATTGAAACAGTAAGCAACTTATTTGGTTGCTTACTAAATTACTCAGGTGTAACTATCTTACACCAATCTTTAAACATTAAATTTGCTTCTCATGTAACTCATTGATTATCAATGGGTGAAAAGGACGTTCGCTATAAGTGGAAAGTTCATCCCCGTATCTCCTGATTTTTTTGTAAGCAGGCGGGCCTGCGCCCACCTTTATGCTGCAAAGCGTAACAGATGAGACGCCGCTCACTTATATTCAAAAGGAA